CAGTTGATATCCATTTTGTAGCATAGGGCTTGTCATATGTTTGAGCATCTGAATAAGTTGTTCTAGCTAAAGACATTGTAGTCCAAGTGTTTTCAACGAAGTTATAAACTACTGAGGCATTAACTACTGAAGAATTTGCTGTTGGATAAAACCAAAGCACTTCATTAAATAAACTATTATGAGAACCATAAACAATGTCTGAAGCATTGTAATTTATACCAAGATTATCTCCACCCGTTGTAAATACATAATCTTCAACAAGAGATGGTAATTGTTTTACAGTTCCATCATAGACAAAGAATCCTCCACCAAATCCCATCCAGAAGATTGCACCTTGTGCAAATACTATTGAATGCTGACCAATACATCCGCAGTTTGTACCAACCTGTCTTATTGAAAAGACAAAAGGAGGTCCAACGAATTGCATAACATAAGCTGCTTGATCCGTTAAAATAAATATATAATCTTTTCCTTGTACAGCTCCAACAATGTAATTCCCTGTATCCAGTCTAAATGTACCCGCTGTATTTGTTGCAGTAGGTGCCCAAGTGTTATAATCTTCTTGGTTTGAAAATCTTATAAACATTGGATCTTGTGTTGATGGAGTTCCAATAGTTGTTTCTGTTCCAAGTAATATTAAATGTCTATCTCTATCTGATACAATAGAACAAATTGATTTAGTTGGAGCTCCTGCTATTATAGTTGCTCTAATATTTAAGGCCCCTCCTGTTGAAGGATTCCAAGTATATGTTTTACCATTTTTAATAGTTGCAATTAATATTTGTCCAAAGTTATCAAATGACCAGTTTGCTGGTGATAAGACAACTGTAGGTGATGAGGATGCTTCACCCCATTCAACAGTACCATAAGTAGATGTTCCCCATCCATAACCATAAGTTTGATTAACAGGACCAATAAATACATAAGGAGTTGTAGTTAAAGATCCACCACCAGTAACCCCTGTTCCTGTTTCAGCTGTAGCCATTGTAATTCTAAATGTAGATGAAGTTGGAACGGATATTACTTCAAAAGTATTTGTTGTAAAACTTGCTGATGTGTATCCAGTAGTCGTTGGTCCAGGTGTTGTAACTCCTGTAAATATAATATAATCACCAACTGAAAGTCCATGACCTGCTTTATTGATAGTAACAGTTGTAGATCCTGTTGTTGATGTATAAGTACATGCAGTTAAAGCTGTACCAAGTGGAGTAATATCGTAAAATGCACCTTCATAATAAATAGCTAGTATTTTATTTGTACCTATCGCTGCATATTTTTTTCCACTTAAATCTGTCCATGTATGCTGAGACCTTGCTACACCCGATAATGTTTGAGGTAGTATTTGTCGCCAACCCCCTATTTTCTCAGGGTATCCATAACGAAAACGAATAAAATCACCATCAATCCACTGGTTTTCTGCGGCAGTTGAGGTATCTTGTTTGTTAAATCCAGCTTTTATAGGTATCTTTTTTAAAGGCATAAGGGTTATTATACCCCATATCTATATATTCTACAACAAAGAGTTATTATTAGATTAATTGTATAAAAAAGTACATTATTTTTTATAAATTTCGTTTCCTAAACATAAAACATCCATATCACTATTTTTAAAAAGTTCTATGGCATCATTCATAGTAGAAGCTATTGGCTTACCATTTATATTTAATGATGTGTTTAAAAGAAAGGGAATACCAGTTTTTTCAAAAAAACTATTTAAAAGATTGTAATATACTTCATTTTTATTATTTGACACTGTTTGTATTCTACAAGTACCATCAACATGAGTTATAGAAGGAAACAAATCTTTGTTTTTGATTTTTACAGCATATAACATATACTCACTTAAAAAATCACATTCAAAAAAATCAGAAGTATAGTTGTCTATTATGCTAGCACCATAAGGTCTAAAAGTTTCTCTTTTTTTTATTTTTTCATTTAAAATTTCTTTACCATTTTTTATTAAAGGATTTAAAAGTATAGACCTATTACCTAAAGCTCTTGGCCCTATTTCTCCCTTCCCTTGATACCAACCTATTATTTTTCCCTTTGCCAAAAATTCAGATATTTTTTCAATTGTTTCAGTATTGGGAATATTATTTGGTTCTTCATCATCTTGCCAATAAGGAAAATTATCAGTATTAAAATTTTCTTGATTAAAAATTATTCTTAATAGTTCTATACATCCCAAGGAAAGACCATCGTCATTACAATGTGGAGGTATAATTAAATTTTTAAAATGGTTTTTTAATTTATAATTAATAACACAATTTTGAGCTACACCCCCTGAATATGTTATAATATCATTTCTATTTGAAAATTTTAAAAAATATTCCAAAAATTTATTTTCTGTTATATAGTGAGTTGATGTTAACCAATCAAAATCATTTTTATTTTTCCAATTTGTTTTATCATAAATTTTTTTCAAATCTTTTAAAGAATAATTTTTATTTTGTTCAACAAAAGATTTGTCAATATTACCATATGACATTAAAGCCATAACTTTTCCACTTAGGTCTAAATCGTGACCAGTCAGCCCTATTTGTTTTCCTATACGACATAAAATTCTCCCTATTGATTCTTCTTCGGGTGATGTCATATAATCTAATGAAACATCCTTTTTAAAAACTGTGCTTGTTCTTTCAAAATCTCCAATACCATCAAAAACATAATCTGTTTCACTTTTATTTGTTTCTATTAATGGCCATAAGCTTAATTTATGAGCATAATGATGTTCTATAAAATAAATAGGACAATTAGATATATTTAAAAAATTTTCTTTTAATAATTGGTAATTTGTATCACCAAATACTTTTTCTTTAAGATTCCAACTATCTGCACAAATACATATGGCATCAAGTTTTTTATAATCAATATTCCAATGTTTTATGTCTTGTAAAAAATCAAAAAAATTTTCATATCCGTGATGTTTTATTTGGTATTTTCTTTCAGATTTAAAGTATTTTATTTTTTTACCGTCTGAATATGATATATTAGAGTCATGATCACATAATCTTAATCCTAAGAATTTCATTTTTTATATTAAGTTAAAATAAAAAAATTTATTTACTCTCTATTTTAGTATTAGTAAATGTTGTTTTATTAGCAACATCTTCATTAAATTTTAATTGCCAATCCATAACTATTTTTACAAGATGATTTCCAAAATGTTTTAAATTTTCATCCGATAGATGCAACTTACCTTTTCTAAAAATAGTTAATCTTTCTTTCCAAGAAAATTCTATATCACAAGAACCATTTTCATACTGTTTAAATTTCATTTCTGAGTCCCATATAACATTCTTTTATCTTTAGCCCATTCTTTGTTAGATCCATTTTTATCTACATAATGTAAAAAAGTTTGTGCGTGCCAGTCTCCTTTGAACTCTTCTCTCCAATGTTCTATTTCACATCCTAAATATATAGCTGCATCTCCTGGTTCCATATTTATCTCTGCCCCGTTCATATATATTGGCCATTTAGTTCCGTCAGATCCGATCATTACAGTCACACTTATTTCACAGGAAGGTCTGTCTTTGTGTTTTTTAAGATCTGCATTTAAAGTATACATTCTCCAAAAAGCATAAGTACACAATAATTCTAATCCTGTTTCTTTTTGCATTAATTCTAATTTATTTACCATTAAAGACTCCATTAAAGGATCTCCATAATACATAGTATCTCCATTATCATTTTGTTGAAAATCAAAAGAATCAAAATTTAATCTATGCTTAATTCTACAATAATCTGTTAATAATTTAATTTCTTCTTGTGTTAGGAAATTTTTTATTAATTTATATTTAAAGTTATTTATGTTATTCATTTTAAAAATAATTAAAGTTTATTACAATTCTTCTATCAGTGTCTGTTTGGCTAAATGCTGCATGACTAATTTGTGAATCAAATACAAGCATTCTATTTTCAATACATTCTATTTTTATTTTTTCTTTTTCATCTAAAATTGTAAACCCATTGTTTGTGTTTATATATAAAATAGCTGTTTGACAATTAAAAGGCCTATCACAATGAAAATTAGAGTTATAAGAAACTTCTTTTTTTAACATTAAATTTGCTCTTACTTCTATTACTGCTTTACATTCTAATTTTTTTAAAATGGGAGAAATAAATTCTTTAAAAAGACTAGATTGCGGGAACCCATGATTATAAAAACAATGGTTAAAAAAATAATTATCATTTTTAGTCATGTTATTTGTCCAAAACCAAGGTGTTTCTTCTGATATTAAAATATTTTTTAAATTTTCAAATTCATTTTTATTTAAAAAATTATTCACTGATTTATATTTTAAATTATTTATGTTATTCATTTAAGACAATTTGTTTATAGATATATTTCCTGAAATAGTTATGTTTTCATTTTCATTTTTTTTAACCATATGTTCTAAAAAACTCGGAAATATAAGTATTTGATTTTCTCTTAATTTTGGTTGAAATTGAGTTTTAAAATAACTTTCTAAAAATGTTTTTTCATAAAAAGATTCAATTAAATAACTGTTTGGTGAAAAAAAAATAGTTCTAGACTCATTTATTTTTTTGTATATTACAAAAGAAAAATCTGACTTTACATGTACGTGTTTTTCTTGAAAATCATTTAAATTATAAAAATTTTCCCAAATATTTAATAATTCAATTTTGTAATCGTTTTTTATAAAATCTTTCATTGATTCATTAACTATGTCAAACAAATATTTAGTAGACTCTTTACTTATATAATTTTCACTACCATGACTACTTTTTGTTTCAGAATTCCAATTTTTTTTAATTGCTGTTGATTCAACAACAATTTTAGAACTATCTATATTGTTAATAAAAATAGGTATTGAAAATAAATCTATACGCATTTTTTATAAAGCCCAGGCAACGACTGAATATCTTTTGCCTTTCGTAACTGGTTTAACTGTATGTGGATACAAAAAATTACTCGGCCAAACAATCATTCTATTTGGTTTTACTTCCACTTCCCATTCATTTGATCCATCTGGATTCCTAAAACACAAATTTCCACCTTCATAATCATTATTTAAAAGTAATATACAACTCATTGTCCTTGGAATTTCTGCAAAATGATCAACATGCCACGTATAAAAACCTGTGTTTTCATATTTTAAAATCTCAATATCAATAATTCTTTGATAACAAAAATCTAATATATTTGTATCTTTTTGAAATTGATTAAGTTTTTGTTTAAAAAAACATGCCAATAAATTAAACCAATGAACGTTAGAAAAAGAATTATTTAAATTAGAAAGAGATAATGCATAAGTTTTTCTTACATTAAAATCTATTTTACTTTCGTCACCTCCCCCTATTTTTGTTTCTATAAAGGTAGAAACATTTGCAAAACGAATCAGATTTGATAATGCGTTCAAAGGTAAAACCTCATCATAAATTTTAATAAAATTTTTTATTTCCATGATTTCTTATTCCAATATTTATCTTTATATATATTTAACAACTTCAATCCATAAAAAACCCTTGAATTTTGAACTTCTTTTTGTTTCCTTGGTTTTGTAACCATTTTCCAAGAATCTCTTTTAAAAGGGATGATTTGAACATAAGGAGTTCCTTTTTCAATCGTAGTTTCTAAAACAGGGTATTTATCTCCATTTATAACAATTGGAAAGTTTATTTCATTTGAAAAAGTATCTGTATCAACTATTGCTGGTATTATTGAAAATCTATTGTCAGAATTATTTAATGGAGGCACAAATAAACAAGAATAACCTTTTGGAGTTTTTATTTTCCAAGGATTTAAAATTTTATAAAAGGGTAAATTTTTATTTTTTTCAATTAATGAAGAGCCTTCTAATTGTTTTATAGGGTGAATATCTGTACCAGAATTTAAATTTAAAAATTTAGCATGTAATAATTGCGTTTGATCATGAAGACCAAATGTTTGAAAGGAATCTTTAAAGTCTTCTCCTTTTTCATTTTTATTATTAATATTATGTCTTACATGAAAATCTTGAGGTATTTTTAAAAGATATCCAGAAGTTAAAGAATCTAAAAATGGCATACACCCCTTAACAGTTTTGTTTAAAACAGTGTGTTCTAATTTTTTATACCATTCAGGTATATTTAATTTCGTTGGTATTGGATAATCTTCTTTAAGTGCAAAATAATCTTCGTGAGCACTAAATTCTATTTCTTTATCAAACATGCTAAATTAATAGCATTTCTTATGGCAATTGTAAAATATTATATGAAAGTTGTCCTAAATCATTAAAGTATTGTTCCAATGATTTGTTTAATGGATAAGTAATACTATCTAAATCTAAATTATTTAATTGATTATAATAGCTGTCCCAACGACTAAATAATGGGTGATTAGGATTAATATTAGTAAATTGTTTTATTTGTTGTTTTAAATTATTAACATTACCCTGTAATTGATTTTTATCGTTAAATGAAATAGTTTGATCACTATAAATAATAGTGTTGTTATTGTATTTTTGTATAAATTTATTTTCAAATTTTACTAAATCAAAGTTTTCTTTTGAGTCTTCAATTATTTTATAATCAGATTGAGTAATATTTAAATAGTTTAAATCATCATTGTTTTCAGCGATTTTATAAATCGTTCCTTCTACACCATCTAAATTTTTTAAAAATATAAAATAAGCCATTTTTAAGTTCCAGTATTTTCAAATACTACCAAGGCTCCTACACCACCCGGTGTTCCAGTTGGTTGTACACCAGCTCCTAAACCACCTGGACCACCTACTCCAGCATTGTTTAAACCAACACCAAATCCTCTGAGATTAGCAAATGTTAAAGAAGCTCCGGGTTGAGTACCAGCTGCTCCAGGATTACCTGGGGCTGTAAAACCAGCATTTCCACCACCTCCACCATTAACAGTTCCTACGTTAGCTATGGTAGTATTTCCCCCTGCCGATGCAGCAGCACCTGGCGCACCCACAGAAAAAGGTTGAGAAAAAGGTTGTACTATAGGTTGGTTATAAAAACCAAAACCTCCAGCCCCTCCGGTCCCTCCATTTCCAGGTCTACCTGTGGCATTTCCACCGCCTCCTCCTCCAGCATACATATAAACTCCGATTCTATTAGCAGTTGGTGCAGCAGTGTAAGTGCCTGAAGCAGGTCCAACTGTGGCTATAGTAGGTATTCCCATTCCAGCTCCTGCTGATCCAGAAGATGCAGAAGTAATACGACCATCAGCATCAACTGTAATAGTTGCTGCTGTGTAAGTTGCTGGTGTAACACCAGTTGAAATTAATTGATTTGCTCCAACTGAGTTAGCTGCAAGTTTAGCTTGTGTAATTGTTGATTGTGTAATTTTGATTGCTGTTACAGCATTGGTTTGAAGTTGTGCTGTTCCAATAGAATTTGATGCAAGTTTTGCTTGAGTAATAGTTGAATTTGTAATTTGCGCTGCAACAATTTGTCCTGATAATGTAGAAAGATCTGCAACTTGAATATCAGTTCCATCAGAATATAAAATTTTAATTCCTTTATCTGTTGTAGTCCAAGTTTGTCCTGTTCCAGTTGATGCATATTTAAAATTAACTGTAAATGCACCTACTGTTCCATTAGATACTATCCAAGTTTTTTCAATTCCATTTGGAACTGTTACGATTTGATTTCCTGTAATTGTTCCTGTTAATTTAAGAACAGCATTTCTTGCAGTTGCTAATGAGTTTTGAGTCATTACTAAAGCAGTTGTTTGAGCTCCCCCTGCAATAGATATTGATTCATAGCCCGCAATCGCTTGCTGAACCACTACTAAATTTGTATTTGTAATTGCACCCCATGTACCAGCGTTTTCGCCAGTTGCCATTAATTGTATTGCTAGATCTGTAGTATATGTAGAAGCCATTTTAAATTCCTTTGTTTTTAACCTTTAAAATATTTATCATTTTTTGTCAATTAATACAACCCATATTTATGCTGCAACATCGGTCCAATTTATCGATTGTCCAGTATTAACCCCTGTATAATTTATTGATTGTCCCGTATTAACCCCTGTATAATTTATTGATTGCCCTGGATCTACTGGTGCCCAAGCCGTTACATATAATTGTCCAGTTGTACCTGTTAAACTTTGACCTATTAAATTTACAGTTACATTTGTAAATGCATTTTCATTACCTAATGTTAAAGTTAAACTTTGACCCGTTAAATCAACATTAGCCTCTGCTGAAATTGTAACTGAATTTAAGGTTAAAGTAGCCTGTTGACCAACGAGTGCAACGTCTGGACTTGGATCAACAGTTCCTAAAACTGTAGTTAATTGTGCTCCTATTAAAGAAACATTAGCAGTTCCAGTAATAACTTCATCTCCTAAAGCTGCAGTTAAATTTTGACCTGTTATACTAGCAATTGTAACCGGTAAAGCAGTTACAGAACTTAAATCTGTTTCTATTAGTTCACCTGTAACATTAACAAAGGCATCTTGAATAATTCCAATATTAACACTGTTTAAAGTGGTTGTTAAATTTTGACCTGTTAATGAAACATTTATACCAATAGTAATTGTTTCATCACCTAGTGCTGTTGTTAAATTTTCTCCTGTTAAATCTACATTAGCATTTGCTAAAGGAGTAACTGAATTTAAAGCAGTTGTTAAACTTTGACCTGTTACAGATGCAGAAGTACTTATAGAAATATTTACACTATTTATATTTGTGATTAATGGACCTTCAAATATTGGAACTTGAACGGAACCTCCTGCAGAAACCCCAACATTACTTTCAATAGCATGAACTAATTCTTCACCTGTTACGTTAACAACTATATTCTCTGTAACAACTACATCAACTGAATTTAAAGATGTTGTTAAATTTTCTCCTGTAACTTCAACTGGAATGTTTTCATTCCATGCACCCTGCCCCCAGGTTCCTCTGCCCCAACCGTCGACTATAGCCATGGGCTAAACTCCTATTAAGAAATTCTTATAATAGCTGCTGTAGATGTAAAAGCTGGAAACTGAATTGTAAATGTTCCTGATGTAGCTGTTTTATCTGTTACAAAGTTTAACACTGCAACTGCAGCATTTGAAAAAGAAGTATTATAAATTAATGCTCCTCTTGCAGTTATTGTTACACCTGTAAATGATAGATCAGCAAAATCTGTAAAAGCAACAGTTGATACAACTGATGTTCCAGAATTTACTAATGCTTTTCCTCCAGCAACATAAGTTCCTGATGCACCTACTTCTCCACTTGTTGTATAAGAAGTTGTTGCAGCACCAAGTGTTGCAGTTGATACATAAAGAGCTAATTTGAATCTATCACCTGTTCCTGCTGGTGATGTAA